TATTGATGTAGCACCTATGTTTATAGTCTCTCCAGATTGACCAAGTGTAACAGTCCCTGATCCAGAGCTAGTTGTTATTGTTCCTACTTTTAAAGTTCCGTCTGCCATTATGCTCCTATCCTAAATCCACCAAACAAAGTAAAGCCTGTTGAAGAACTTCCTAAAACTTTTTGATTAGAATTATTTGTATTTATTTGTGCAAAACTTTCTACATAATCTGATGAACCATTAAAATTAACTATTCTAGAAATACTGCCATTACAAGAATTTCCAGGATTACTTTGAAAATTAAAAGATTGCTGAGCTATAACGCTTCCATTTTTATATATATTAATATCTCCATCAACAAAATTTGTATTAGCTGATGCAGTTAAAACTGCTTGTGTATAGATGAGATATTCACCCGCAACTGTCGGAGTAAAACGATATGCGCTAGTATCATAGCAATTATCCGTATCTAATTCTTCGTTTGCAAACGCAACTTTTGTACGAACGCCATTTGAAAGATCTTGAGTTGAATTTAAAAATGCATGAAAAGCTGGATAGTTAATCTTCTGCGTAGTAAGATTACCTGCACCATCAGACGTTAAAATGCTGTTACCGCCAAAGTCCTGTAGTTGATTTGCTTTTATAATTGATGCCATGATTATGATCCTATCCTGTATGCACCGAAATGTGAATGTGGTGCTCTTAAATTTTGATTTGCTCCTTGATCATGTTGAACATAAACTTCAATATAATCACTATCTGATAAACTCATAACGCTTGAAAAATTTAAAAAAGTATTTTGAGTACCTTTACTTGCAAAAACTTGATTTTGATATACTGGATTTGTAGTAGCAGAACCATTTTTATAAATTATTCCTAGTAAAACATCTTGGTCATCTAAATCGTCTATAAAAATAGTAAAAAATATATTATATTTTCCACCTTTCCCACTTGGAACAGTAAATGCTCCAGTACTTGTGTCATAAGCACTATCTGTATCAAATAATTCTGCATCAAATATAGCTTTTGTATTAGTTCCACTTGGAATTGATTGTGAACTTGGAGACCTATAAGCTACAAAAGCTGGGTTGTTTAAATTACTTTGCACAACACCTGAACCTAGAGTAAACGTATCCCCAGAACTACCCAGGGTTACTGTGCCGTTGTCCGCGATTGGTTCTATATTTGTTGTTTTAATTGTTCCCATTATCCTATGTATCTCCTAATCTTAAACAGTAAAAACCTGTTCTTTGTAAAGTTGTAGAGTTTTCAAGACCATAAGTTTCATCTCCACCAGTTATAAATTTCAATCTAAAAGTTGATGCGTTTGTAACGTCTACCATACATACAGCTACCATACTTCCATAAGTTGCTGAGCTAGTTTGTTTTATATTTGTAAATGACCTTGCTCTTTCATTAAAAGAACTACCACTATCTGTTGATATGTGAATTTGACCACTAACATATCTCATATCTCCTGTTCTTTGCAAAACTACTTGTAAAGAAATTAAATATTTTCCTGTAGTTGCAAAAGTAAAAATACCACTATTTTCTGTTAATCCTGTTCCTATTTTTTCAAAATCAGTATCGTTTCTTTCCCAAGATGAATTTATTAATGTATCTGTATCAGCATTAATATTTTGAAAAACTGTAATTCTCCAATTATCAGCTTCTGAAATCCCTAAATTATTTGTAGTTCCAGCAGTGGCTTGTAAAGTATCTCCAGAACTTCCTAAACTTAAACTTGTTCCTGATTGTGGGTCTATTTTATCTACAAATAATGTTGCCATATTATACTACCGTTAATGTCCCGTTTACTGTGACTGTTGCTGTAAATGATACTGGACCACATAACATCATGTTGTCCGTTGCAGGAACTGTAATTGTTTCTGAAACTGTTGCTAGGTTTTTATATCCACCATTGATTGCAGAAATCATTCCTGCTTGAATACTGTTTTCTCCTGGGTTAATGCTACCCGTAGATTTACCTTGAAACACTACATAGATGTTTGCTGTGCCTGATGGTGGGGCTTCTGTGAAAGCTAAAGTTGTACCACCTGATATTGAGTAAGCGGAAAACGGATCTTGTCTCACGTTTCCAACATATACTTCTGCTTCTGCAGTGTTTGAAACACTTTGACTTAATGTAAAATTGACCGTGGATCCATTACCATTGAACTGTTGAGAGTTCATGGTATTTAAATTTTGTTTTGGTGCGTTTCCTAAATAAGCCATGATTATCCTTATGTACTTATATCATCTACAGCGCCAACGACAGTATCTAAAGAAGAAGCTGTATCTGATTTAACAAATAGCTGATCTCCTGAAGCAAGTACTATCTTCGAGCCTCCATCAATAAGTTCTAATGATCCGCCACTTACAACTGGCGCATTTTTAATTAAATAATAATTTGCTGACGATCTTCTAATGTAAGCTTCAACATTAATTGTTGAAGTAGTAACGTTAGCCATTCTAACACTAATTAAAGTATCAAAACTATTTGCAGCTCCGCCTAAAGCATCTACTGCAGAAGTTCCTGTTTCTCTTGTTAGATAATTTCTAAAGTTTTGTGCCATAATTTATTCCTTATACTATAATGCAATCGACATAGCAATGACGAATCCGTTACTTGGTACCCCATCAACAACACCTGAAGCGTCTTTATAAACTGCTTTACTAGCAGGTAAAGTACAAAATACATCTTTTGTGCCTGCTGAAAAGTTAACAGCGCTATCTGAGTTAGATGAAGAAATAATAGTTGTTCTAGCTAATGTTCCAGCCGCAACGGTCCCAAGACCAACTTCAAACTCTGCTCCACCTTGTAAAGATATTGCATAGTAAGTCGTATTACCATTTCCAATAGCAGAAGAAAAAGTTTCAAAACCAGTTACCGCTCCAGCCAAAGTGAATGTGCCAGTACCAGTAGTCGTACTTGTTTCTTTTACTCTATCATTTACTACTAACGCCATTTGTGTTCCTTAAAAATATTACGCGTCGCCAAGTCTAATGATTGCATTAGAAGAATCAGCAGTTGGAAACTGAACAACGAAATCACCGTTAGTTGCAGTTTTTGATCCACCGAAGTCTAAAACTAATACAGCTTCATTACTTGAACCTTTATAAATCAGTGCTCCTGTTGCAGTTAAAGTTACAGAACTAAAAGTAGAATCTGCAAAGTCAACGAATGCAATGTTACTTGATACCGCTACACCATTATTAGTTAAAGTATTTCCACCTGCAGTATAGTTTGTACCAGATGAAGAAACTTCATTAGTAGTTGTATAAGCAGTTGTTGAAGTACTAAAACCAGTAATATTACTGTAAAGCGCTAGTTTAAAAGTTGATCCACCAGATGAATCAAAATCAAACACGCCACCAAGTAGGTCTGTTTTAAAAGAGTCAGGTACTATATTTGCCATTTAATTGTCTCCTTAAATTATGATGGTGATTGAGATTTAAGAGGTGTTCGAAGGGCCCCATCTTGCCATTCGTCCCGGCGTCTACGACCTTGTTGTTCGATCGCGTACGATTGTAAAGCTTTATTAAAAGATCCTTCGTAGTATTGTAACATATCTACAGGACCTTTCAAGTATCCATATGCTTCTACCAGACATCCATACAAAAGTAAATCCTGATATTTATTACTTGTGTAAGTTCCTTGTGTACTTCCCGGTGAAGCTGTTATTGAATCTGGTTGCTTTGTATAAGCTAAAGTGATTAAATTAGTGCTATTTGGTGTAGGTGCTACTACCCAATAATTAGCATCCCAATTAGCATAATACTTAGGTATTCCAGAAGCAGTACCTGGAGTATTATAATACTCAGCCATAAAACTAGTATCTCTTTTATCTAAAAAAGTTTGTTTACCATTAGAATCTGTTAATTGAACGTATCTAATAAATCTTAAATCAGATGGTATTGTAACATATCTACTTCCAGCTGCTAAGTTTGAAGTTGCATAAAATCTATTATCATCAGAATCTACTTCTCTATAAATTCTATTTTCTGCATTTTTAATTATTGTATTTAGAATACCTGTATTCAAAACAGAATCATCTACTTCTGTATAGTTTCTAATATCATCTTGTAAATTTGTTAAAGTGTATGCCATTATGGTGTTAGAGTAACTGGTCCTGCAGTTACAAACATTCCTCCTGATTTTTCCGTTACAGTTGCATTACTTCCGCAATTAAAGCTATAACTATTTGTATTAATAACTGTTATACTAAATCCTGAACCATTTTCAAATAAAGAATACACCAGTCCTCCCGGACTTCCGTTTACATTTCTAAAAACAACAGTATCATTTGTTGATCTTCCATGTGCAGGTTCTGTAACAGTTACAGTGGAAGAACCTAAAGTTAGACTCAAAGGATTTCCCGGTAATAAATTTTCTGTAGCGGGTTCAGTTCTATCTGGTCTTGCATTTGATAATCCTTGAGGATCACCTGTAAATCTTGTTGGTTGTATTTGTGGTTGTTTAGATTCAAATTCTGAATTGTGTACAAAACTTCCATCCCATTCGGTTACCATTTCATTATAAGGAAATGCCATACCTGATCTATCAGATATTGCTTGTGCATATTTTCCTCTAGATAGTTTTGCCATTATATACCTGGATAATAAGTTTTAGGAGTTATGAAAGAACTAGAAGAAGATCCATCTTCTTGTAAAGCTCGTTGTAATTCATCTTCATATAACATTTTTAACATTTCAACTCTATCCGGTGCATTTTTAACTGCTAAGTAATAAGCAAGTCCAGCTACCATACAAGGTACAAATCTATAAGGCACATCTGCATCGTTAGTATAGTCTCCAGCATCTTGAATTCTTTTTGCATAATAATAATTAAAAAAGTTTCCGGCTTCAGATGTTCCTGGAGTTGAATACAAAGTAACTGTAATTTTATCGATAAATCTTTGAACAAAATACTGTGTTGGATTTCCTGTAGAAGTTTTATTTGATAAAGCTTGATAAGTAGATCTACTTATTTTTGTGAGAGGCGTATCAATATTAGAAGCGTTTCTATAACTTGCTTCTAAAATATCATCAACACCATAGACAGCGGTTGCATCCGATGTGCCATCAGCTGTTGATCTAAACATTGTGTATGTTGATTTATTATTTACTAATGTAATTGAATTGTTTGCAATTTCCCAATAGTGTAAACCTCTATTAGACCATTCTTGAAACATTATATTTAAAGAACGTCTTGCTCCCTTTAATTGATAACCCGAAACACCTTGTATTCCAATTCTTTCATAAGCTTCTTCTACTATATCGGATATAGAAAAACCTTTTTCAAAGATTGTAGTTCCAGAGGTAGTGTTAGCCATTTAGCCTCCTAGCCAGTATATCCGATAGTAACAGATCCTGATCCAGTTACATCTGCATAGATAGTATTTTGAAATCTAATTCCGTTTCCAGGTATATACATATCTAATCCTTCACTTCCAAAAGTAGATTCAAATACAATAGCTCCAGATGCAGTTGCTGCATCATAAAGTTTTATATTAGTAACTCCCGTAGCTTGAATGTATGTAACTCTAGATGGTCCAATATTAGTTGATCCACCTGAAGCAGTTTTTACCTGTCCGTCAGCTGTAAGTGTTGTAAATTTTTGGTCTGATGACATATTGTTTTCTCCTATTAAATTTAAGTGGGGCCGAAGCCCCACAATAATTATTTATTACGATGAAGCAATGTTTGCAAGTGTATCACATCTTTTCCAGTTTGTTCCATCTGAAAAAGCATATACTGCTGCGCCTGCTGCACCATTATCAACGTAAATCATTACGCCTTCATTACTAGCTGCTTCTAATGAATCAGTTCCATTAGTAACAGTGTTTGCGTCAGTAACAGACCAAGTGTTAGTTCCACCTTGTTGAGTGTCACCTGCATTTGGATTAGGTCCACCAATAAAACCATTTAATGAAGTTACTGGTCCTGTAAATGTAGTATTTGCCATGATTATTCTCCTAGTTAAATTTCACATAGTCTCTAGGCCGTCGACTATACTGCGTCCATGCGAAATATTAATTTATGTATAGTAAATAATTTATATATTAAATTATAAAAAAGTGCAAGAAATCCCTACGAAGAAATACTATTTTCAACAATGTATCAGTCTTAATTAACCAGCGTAAAGATGTACTTCGTAATCTTTTTCGTTAATTTGACTTC